CCTCTGTCAGGATGGGTTCTGGTATAACTTTAAATATACTGGGATTCCACTTCACTAGGTCGGCAACAAGTTCCTGCATGAATTTAAGATATTTCTTAGACTCCATGCTGTCATCCTTTTCAACATCTTTATCGATGGTGAAATCGGGGACAACCGGACTTATTCCACTTAGTGCTGATAGAGACTCGAGTAGATACGAGTGTCAACCTTCAAAGGTTAACATCGCATCTATCTCATCCTTTTTCTTTCCATCATACCACACCCTTTTCGGTGCGGCTGTAATGGAACGGAATTGGCGCGCAATGATTACGTTATCCACCAAAGATCGGATTGAAGGTATCACTACCCCACTCCCATCATTGATGGTCGTTAATCATTTAGATGATAGGTTTTGACATCTATCATCTCCATCCTTTGCCTTATGATACGCAAGCAGAGCGAGTTTATCAAAAATTCGATCTGTATGTGTAAATAAAGCAAAGATTTCCTTTTGTGAAAAAGATTTATTTTCCCCGTTAAGGGGTAATAAGCATTTCACATAGTCTGCATCAAAATAAGGGATAAGGGAATATTTAATATTTTCCTTTATCGGCTTAAATGACGCAGGCCGGAATTTTAAAATTCCAGGATCTCGGATGGTTGACACACCTCTCCCTACTAAATCTAAGAACAAGGTTGGAAGGTAATTTCAATTACCTAACACCCTTGTAATTAGCGATGGAGAAGAAGGAGAAACATCTGTTTCACCTACTCTTCACCGCTTTGCAAACTCAACTACTCCAGTTGAGGATTGCAGCGATTTAGAAAGATTAATCTCAACACCTAGACCAGACATTATTAGTAGATATTGTGATGCGACATCTTTGTCCGCAATACAAATATCATCACCTAATAACGCATAGTCTAGGAATAACTTCCGAATACCAGCCCTCTCGGCGGCGACTTGAACTATCACATGATGTGTTAGTGCAAGCATCCCCCATGAGGACAAGGCACCCATAGGTTGACCAACACTGTATTTTAATACATGTTGTTTACCCTGGTAGTCCAAATGATATTCCCGATCAACTAAGACTGCGGCTCACGCTTGAGCAAATGCCTCTCCTTCCAATAAAGTAAGGATCTGCATTTGTAGCTCAATCGGTAACCGATCAGTCGCAGCGCTTAAATCAAAACTAAATCTATCTCCATGAGGTAGACTGTTGAAATGATCTAAGGGCTTAAGTTGATTAAAGGTACCATCGGTTGGAAATGTTCTCAAGATTCTAAAGATCTCTCTATGTAGAGGATCCAAGATACTTTGAGTCCAAATATCAACCATGGCGAAGACTCTTACCTTTCCAGCAGCTTCTATTTTAGTAGAAAGCTTCCCTAACTTTAAAAAGTTAGACTGGGAATTTAAGAATCTCAAGTAAGCAAGGACTCCAGCCATATGTGACTGGATCCTTGTTCACCTGTCCTCGGGATAATCCAGGACTGCCCTTATCGTTGTTGTTTCATTCCGAAGCAACTTCGCTAAGTAGGGAGCCATGGTATCTGCTAGTCTAAGAAGGTTTTGATACACATGAGGATTCTTTAATAGTGCATATGCATCTATTACAGTATTCTTCATGGATACCTTACCATTAGGACCAGCCTTAGTTATACACAATAGACGGTTACAGTGAGAAGGATCATCACGATTCTTATCACTTACATCGAATCTATTTCGTCCGAGAAGTCTCTTGATGGAAAGAATAAGCTCCTCCGCAGGGAGGGTCTTATCAATTCCATTAAAGGGATCAGTTATGGTGTTAAGCTTTAATTTTAGCTCAGCATCCATAACTCGGAAGGCAGACAGTAATGTTAATACGGCTCGAAGAATATTTAAGTTCTTCTTACCATATATTGCATTTCTAAGTCTACCTGGTATAATCAAGGGTAGTCCTCGTGCAGAAACTCGAATTGACCCGGAACAGGTTGTCGGATTTCCCGATAACCAGTGTGATGATAGTCTGTGAGCTTCCTTAAGGTAGCCCACAGTTCAACTATCACCACTGTTCCGCTTTAATGATTGAATTCTTTTTAGGAGTTCAAACATGAAAGTTCGATGTGAAGCCGGTATATCATAAAGTCATACTAGTACCTTCACGAATGATAACCATAAATATGGTTTCAACCGTGTAGTACTATTTCTTATAAGAGCCTTCTTAATGTTGTTTTTAAATAAATGTTTCATTTTTTTATTAATAATATTAGGTTGACTCTATAAGATACCTTATGATAGATAGTAGCAATATTCAGCTACTTAGGTATCTTCTCTCATCTCTAGGCTTCGTCGACGTAATTAACTGCGATCAAACGGTTTCATGACCGTATAAACGCAGAAGTAATTAACGCTTCAGAGGATAGAGCCTTCACATCTTATCCAATCATAGTTGTAAAGCCATGATTAGTAGTTATAGGATATCCTAAGACTTCTGTCTTACGGATTGATATAGCCTAAATCATTGAATTGCAGCCTTGACCACTTAAGGTTTGAAGGGCCACATTAGACAATAATAGCAAAATCGGAGCAATCACGTCGACAATAGAGACACCAATGTTTCCATTGATCGACTGGTTGTCAAACCAGTCTGAGATTATCACTACCTAGTGTTTTTTTAAGCACTAGGGGATGAAGGTGGGTTATACCATGTCTAACATCACTGTTAGACACGCCAGCCCTTGCGGG